CCTTAAAGCTGATGCTTCTGGAGATGTAAGCTACTTACCACTTCAATTCTGGTTCTGCAGAAACCCTGGTCTTGCTTTACCACTCATTGCTCTCCAATACCACGAAGTTAAACTTAACATCACTTTTGGAACAATGACAGCTGCAGGAAATGTTGCCGTATGGTGTGATTACGTATTCCTTGACACTGACGAACGTAGACGCTTCGCACAAGTATCTCATGAATACCTCATTGAACAAGTCCAATTCTCCAACTCACTTTCAGTCAGTGGAACAAGCGCACAACACGAACTTCGCTTTAACCACCCTGTAAAAGAGCTTGTATGGACCGTAAATGGACAACACGGAGATGGAGCAGATGTAACTGTAAAAGATGCACTTCTTCAACTTAACGGACATGACCGCTTCAAACGCAGAGAAGGTAAATACTTTACAACAGTTCAAAGATACCAATACCACAGTGGCGCTGACAACCAAACTGGAAGTGTACCACATGTTTACTCATTTGCCCTCAAACCCGAAGAACACCAACCAAGTGGCACATGCAATTTCTCAAGAATCGACAATGCCGTTCTTAACTTAAACATGAATGCTGCAGGAGCTGCTAATGGTCTCAATGCAACCACCGGTGGTAAACTTCGTGTATACGCAGTTAACTACAATGTTCTCCGTATCATGAGTGGTATGGGTGGTCTTGCTTACTCTAACTAAATTAATTATTTTTATTTAAAAATAGATTTATTTTTAAGAAAAAAATGTTGTATATATATATAATATAATATGGGAGGCGGATTAATGCAACTCGTTGCCTATGGCGCACAAGACATTTACCTTACTGGTAATCCACAAATAACATTTTTCAAAGTAGTATACCGCAGACATACTAACTTTGCTGTTGAATCAATCGAACAAACATACAATGGTTCAGCTTCAGCTGGTTCTAAAATCTCAGTCACTGTATCAAGAAATGGTGATTTACTTTCATCAGTATATCTTGCTACTAAAGGAAGTGCTACAATTAATTCATCTTTAGGCCAACATTTTTCAAATATTGATAATGTAGAAGTTGAAGTTGGTGGTCAAGTAATTGACAAACAATACGGACACTGGATGCAAGTATGGACTGACCTTTCTAGTCCTGATGATAAAGCTGATTTACTTGATAGAGCAGCTAATGGAGGAACAACTGAAATATCTCATGTTCCTTTACAATTCTGGTTCTGCAGAAACCCGGGACTTGCTTTACCACTTATTGCTCTCCAATATCACGAAGTTAAACTTAACATTACTTTCGCAAGTGATGCTGTTGGTCTTGGTCCAACTTCAAATGTAGCTGTATGGTGTGATTATGTATTCCTTGACACTGATGAACGCAGACGCTTTGCCCAAGTATCACACGAATACCTTATTGAACAAGTTCAATTCTCAAATGCTCTTTCAGCAAGTGGAACAAGCACTCAACACGAGCTTAGATTCAACCATCCTGTAAAAGAACTTGTATGGACTGTCCATGATAATTCAACACCTGTTGACCATGATAGTGATGGTGGTACTGCTGCTATCCCTAACGACACTGATATCACCGTAAAAGATGCTCTTCTTCAGCTTAACGGCCATGACCGTTTCAAACGCAGAGAAGGTAAATACTTTACTACCGTTCAAAGATATCAATATCACAGCGGAGCAGGAAATGTTTGCCGAAGAAAACCAGTAGATTCTACGGGTAAATCAATGGGAGATGCTGGATATAATGGAAATGATGTCCAAGCTCGTGCTGATGATAGTGTTCCACATGTATATTCTTTTGCACTCAAACCCGAAGAACACCAACCAAGTGGCACCTGTAACTTTTCAAGAATTGATAACGCTGTTCTCAATCTTAACCATGAATCAGTTACTGGAGGAAAACTTCGTGTATACGCTGTTAACTACAACGTCCTTCGTATCATGAGTGGTATGGGTGGTCTTGCATACTCTAATTAAATTTATTATTTATTTTATGTAATTACAAATATCTTGTAATTATATTATATAATGTTTTCAAAAATAGTTAATCCTAAAAGTAATAAAAAAGTAAATATTAATAGTAACGCAGGTAAAGAAATTTTAAATAATTAAATTAGTATTCAATCAGGAGGAAGATTAGAATGGAATTATGAATAGCAACGATTTATAACCAGAAGCGTTCCAGGCACAGGAACAGAACAACGTTCTCCTGCTGAAATACGCCTTTTACATTTATTAAATGTAAAATATAACGGTCCAACTGGAGATATTGAACATTATGCAAATTTTTGGAGTAAGCCTTCACCTAATGAACAACAACGAAGCGAATCTCTTTTTGGTTATTGGGGGTATGACGAATTTATAGGTGCTGGTCTTAGTTATTTTCTGCTTAATAGCAGTTATGAACACTCACAACGTATTATTGATTTATTATATGAGATAATAAGATTAAGATTTCTTGATTCAAGAATACACGCTAATACAGAGGACGATAATCTGCATGGACATCATCAAATAATACGAGGAACGGTTGAAGCATTTAGGAGATATACAGAAAGGTTTGATGAAAGTAATATGATTAGGCTCAGACAAAGACTTAATAATATTCATCCGGATTTTGACGAACATATGATCACGACGGACAACCAGAGTTTAATTAATTTATAAATGCTAACCTTGCTAGATTAACTTGGGATGAAGCTCTGGTCGGTTTAAATTCTTCACTTCTTAATTTTCAGCTATCCGACGAATCTAATTACAGAGGTGGAATTAGAGGAAGAAGATAAAAAAATAAATTATGAAAATAAATATTAGATTAAGTTAATTATATAAGAAATTTAATTAATAATTATATAATGTTAATATATTATATACTTATGGGTGGTGGATTACTCCAATTAGTAGCATATGGTGCTCAAGACCTATCATTAACAGGAAACCCACAAATTACTTTTTTTAATTCTGTTTTTAGAAGACATACTAATTTTGCTATACAAACTATAGAACAAACATTAGATGGAAGTTTTAAATCAAATGGAAGAATAAGTTTTAATATTTCAAGAGATGGAGATTTATTAAGTGATCTTGTATTAAAAACAGATGGGCCTACATCAGATTCATTTTCATTTTTTGACTATATAGATTGCGAAATAGGCGGTCAATTAATTGATCGTCAATATAATCACTGGATGAATGTTTGGTGTGACTTAACTCATAATAAAGATAAAACAAAATTATTAAATGATTTAAGAACAGGAATTTCAGAGAATGAACCAGCTTATGTGCCATTACAGTTTTGGTTTTGTAAAAATGCTGGTCTTTCAATACCATTACTATCTCTGCAATATCACGAAGTTAAGTTTAATATTAAATTATCAGATGATTTATCAAATATTAATAATATTGAAATATACGGAGACTACATTTTTTTGGATAATGACGAAAGAAGAAGATTTGCGCAAGGAAGTCACGAATATTTAATAGAACAAGTTCAATATTCTAATAGACAGCATTTAAGTTCAGTAAAAGTAGATAATAATATTTCTCAGGAGGTAATTTCTATAACCGAATTACAATTTAATCATCCTGTAAAGGAATTAATATGGACAATCGAACAAGTAACTGACAGTGCTAATAGTTCAACTAAAGCTTGTTCTGTAGAAAATTTAGGAGGAAATCAAAATATTATTGTTGATTCGTCTTTGATTCAAATGAATGGTCAAGATAGAACTGAAAAAAGAGACGGTAAGTATTACTCACAAATACAAAGATATCAGCGACATAGTGGAGCTGGATTGCGTAATACACGTATAGGAGTAGGTAGTGATGATATCACTTCTGATCTTGTTATAACAAAATGGTATCCTAAGGCAACAAATGCACATGTTTATTCATTTGCCCTAAATCCAGAGGAACATCAACCCTCAGGAACTTGTAATTTTTCAAGATTAGATAATGCTACTTTACAAAATACAATATCAACTTCATCTATAAATGGTAACTATAAATATTTTATAGACGTATATGCTATTAATTATAATGTTTTACGAATTACTAGTGGTATGGGTGGTCTTGTATATTCCAATTAATCTTATTTATAAGAAATTATTTTTTCATAAATAAAATATTAGATTATAGTATAAATATGGGGGGTGGTTTATTACAACTTGTAGCCTATGGAGCGCAGGACATTTACCTAACAGGTAATCCTCAAATAACATTTTTTAAAGCAGTATTTAGGAGACATACTAACTTCGCTATTCAATCTGTTCAGCAAACTATTAATGGAACTATAAAATCGGATTCAGAAATTGTTTTTAATATATCTAGAGATGGTGACCTTTTATCTAATATTATTCTTAAAATGGAAGGGCAAACTGATGATTCATTTAGTTGTATAGATTATGTAGAATGTGAAATAGGCGGTCAAGTTATAGATAGGCAATATAACTTATGGATGAATATTTGGTGTGATTTAACACATGATGTAGATAGGACTAAAATTCTTAATGAGCTAAGAAATGGAACTACTAGCACGATAACAACTAAAATTAGAGACGACAATCAGACCAGCCCTGAAGCCCTTAGAAATATTGATGTTGATGAAATTATTAATTACCCAGGAGCAGAAAATCTGGCACCTAGATGTATTGTAAAACATTCATCAGGAGTTATATTTTTTTCAAAAGGGGGAAGCACCAAATTTCATAAAATTAAATTAGATGGCACTGTAGTAGCAGATGACAATTTTTTCGATATGTCAGTTGATGAATTTGATATTCACGACGATACTATATATGCTATACAGTCAGGTAATGATTTAATTACAAGGTATATATTAGATGCCAATGGTGTTGGAAATCAAATTTATAATAGAATTGTCGAGTCTAACGGTGCTAATGCAGCAGGCAGAGAAGGAGATAACCCATCTATCTCAGGAGGAGTTGATACAGTAGGTTATTCCGTAGGAGGTATGAATTCAATTTCACATAATGCCAATATGATACTTGTAGCATCAAATAGTCGAAAAAAAATTATTTCAAGGCTCTATTTTAATCAAGATCAGCATTATCAGGAAACAATATATAATCTTCGTCCTACCGGAACAATTAGTAGTACAATAAGTGGTATATTAACAGATAATGGAAGAGGATTTACTGATGGCGATGGTTCAGTAGCACAATTAACAAATACTGACCGTAATGCCTACGCAATAAGTCATGATGATTCTTTTATGATAATTCTTGATGTTTTAAAAGGTATAGCTAGAAAAATTAATCTAATATCTGGTAATTACGAAACAACCACGGTAATAGGTGATATTACACAGGAAAATGCAGACCAAAGAGGTTTTGTTGATGGAGGATTGGGAGTAGGTAAAATACAATCAGTTTACTCTATAGATATTACCAGTGATAATAGATATGTATTATTTGGCGATGGTTCTGCTTTAAGACAACTCGATTTAAATGATAACACAATATCTACATTAAATAGTAGCTTAGCGGGTGGTGGTGGACTCCATCCTGGTATTTCTATACATCCCAATCAACAATATGTCCTTATAGTTAATGAAACTCATATAATTGTAAAGGTTGAGTTATCAGGATCGTATAACTCTAGTATTTGGTTTGGTGATGGATCAAATGCACATACAGCCAGTAGTATTAGTTATCCATGGTGGATTAAAATTGCTGGTTCGGGTGATTATGTAGTTGTTGGTACAAGCTCGAATCGATTTTTCAGATATTTTGACATAAACGCGCAACCGCATCCTGCTGATGGCTCATTGGTAGGTGCTGGGTTTTCAGGTGGTAATTCTAGACAAATAGTTATGTCAGATGTTGACGATTTCGTATATATTTATGCATCATATGGTTCTCAGCAAGGAATTCATAGATACAGCGCTGAAAATGACCCATCAACTTATGATTCAAGTAATACAAATGCAAGCACATTAGTAACTGGATATGGACTAACAGGCGGTCACACAGGTCTTGCTATTGACAGAAAAGGACATAATTTATATTGGTGGGATAATAGCACAGCACAAATTAGAACAGTCTCACTTGTTGAAGAAACCACAATTATTCCTAACTATTATTTTAAACAGCATACATCTATCTTGAAGGATGTAAATGAAATTGGAAGCACCATTCACACAATGAAAATAGCGGACAATAACGATATTTATCTATTTTTTACAGATAAACCTGGATTATATAAAGTTTCTGCTGGTGCTGATCGAGAAAATACTCCTACAGAACGTTGCCGTGGCTCTGAAGTAATAGAAAGAGGTAATGGTATATTAATACACACCGATGGAACAATATATCTCTCGTGCAAGGAAACTAAAAAAATATATAAATATAAAGATGATGTATTTACTCATATAGCAGGAAGCGGAACAGCGGGTCATGATAATGATTCTAATCCTCTTGCGGCAAGTTTTTCAAGCCCACGTGGATTATGTATTACTAATTATAATGATTTACTAATTTGTGATAATGATAATTTAAGAGTTATGGGAGGTTACAAGCCAATTACAGTTACAGCAACAGCTAGTGCACCTGAACCATCATATGTTCCTCTTCAATTTTGGTTCTGTAGAAATCCAGGTTTAGCACTTCCTTTAATAGCTTTACAATATCATGAAGTTAGAATTACTATTAAATTAGCCGAATCATTAAATAATGTTACGGATATCGAAGCATGGGGTGATTATATATATCTTGATACAGATGAACGCAGACGCTTTGCCCAGATATCTCATGAATATCTGATTGAACAAACTCAGTTTTCTAATAGATTATCATTAGGACAACATCAAATCACAAATTCAACTGCTAAAGAAATTTTAAGTATAGAAGAATTAAGATTTAATCATCCTGTGAAAGAAGTTGTATGGACGATTGAACAAGTTAATGATGATGAAAATCTTGGAAAGGCTTCTGCTTGTTCTATATTAAATAATGGCGGAACTCAAGCTATCAGAGTTAATAGTGCTTTATTACAATTCAATGGCTCAGATAGATTTTATGAAAGAGATGGTAAATATTTTGGAGATATTCAAAGGTATCAAAAACATACGGGGGCCGGATTAAGAA